GCAGCGAAGATTGCAGTCAACCCAATAATAGAATAATAACCCGCTATTCCTGATATGGCCAAACCAGAAATCAATGTGACCCAAGGAAGGATTCTTATTGGCATGATTTATTCTTCACTCACATACTCGTTTATTACAGTAATAAACTCTTGGATTCTCTCCACACGGTCTGGCCAAAATATATATTCTTTGTTGGGGTCTTTAGATAAGTTGTTAAGAAGCGGCATGATCATTTCAACAAGACCATTCATTCTCTCGTTGAGTTCTGTTTCAGTCTTTTGGGCTTGCTGTTCGAACTCTTTGGCCTTTTCGGTTTCGTTTGCAATAGTCTCTCTTAAGATATTCTCGTGCTCTCGTAGCTCATTTTCACTAACGAGTGAAAAACCAAAGTCAAAGCTCTTATCTGTGATCATTATAATTTTCTCCTATTATTTTATGAAAAGAAATCTTCTAATGTTGTGGTGTGTTCAACATCCCAACCAATAACGTTTGTTATCGACCTAATTGGCTCTAGAAATGATTTATTGAATTGCATGTCTTTATCAATATATTTATCCAATTCAACACCTTCTGGCAATTCGTCAGGAGCCGCTATAACTGTATCCTTTATTGGATTGGGCATCTTCAAATACACAAACCTAACTTTATCACCATTTTGGATTGGCTTCAGACGCTTATCACCCAATTCTTTCAAAAGGTTATTATACAATAGCGCTCCCTTCACTTGGATTGGCGTTCCTTTCTTATAGATCATAGCGCTATCTCTATATTTTTGCATCCCCTTAATTCCCCTTGGGAAAGCAACCTGTTGGAACGGAAGAGTCAGGAATTCTTCTCGGAAGTTCTTAATGAATGCATGTAGACTAATTTCGTCTTCATTCATAATGATACCAAGCGCTTCTTTAATACTATTGCGACAAGCCTGTGGTGTAGAAGATCGAACAGATTCAATACCTTGCATCTTGAGATTAGGCTCTTTGAAACGCACACCCTCAACATCCCAACAATTCAAGATGTACATCTTTTTGCCACGCCAGATGCCTTTGTTGGCGATAGTCTCTCGCTTCATCATCATCTTTTGTTTATACGCATTCATGTAGTTAGCTAGTTCAGCATATGAGCTATCCATGAATGGCTGGATCTTTGCCTCAATAAATTCATCTAGGGCGTCTACTATTTTCTGCTCATCTACCTTTTTATCCACAAACACATTATCGATAACGCTTTTCATCTCCACATAAATCGAATCTGTGTCAGAAGCAATGATGTAATCCTCGTTACTTGTGCCCAGCATTTTATTCATATTTGAATTCATAGCTCGTTCAATCCAACGAATCGCCAGCTGGCCAGATGTAGTAATGGCTTCAGCGTGTTTGTGGTTGAACCATCTAAAGTATTTGTTCCCCAATGCTCCATATGCTGAGTTAAGTTGGATTTTCTTAGCAAGCTGCATATTATGATAACGTGCTATAAGCTTCTCATCTTCTGGGTTATTGTTTTGCTCGTAACGTTTCTTGGCCTCGATCATTTTCTTTTTATATGTAACACGGTCATCATACATTTTTTCCATCAAAGACGGGAGAAACCCTTGGAACTTTTTAGTATACGCGCAACCATTAGCTGCATGAGCATAATCTCGGTTTGGATCAAAATTGTCCAAATCCAAACGTTTATCCAACAAAGCACCCAGACCAGGCCAGAGTTCGTCTTTCTTCACAAACGTTTCGGGACTGATGTTATACTGCATAATGAGGTGAGGGTATAGACTGTTCAAATCGTACGATACAACCCACTCGCTGAGACCTAACTTTGGTTCTTTGACATATCCACCCACCAAAGATTGACCCTCGGAATCATCAACCTTTAACTGCGGAATTACAATTCTCTTGTCTAATAGATAGTTATGAATAATAACATCCCATGGACGCACAGTAGTTAGTGTGTCTGTGTAATTGACCTTTGCATCATACGCAAAAGCCATAACCTGTTCGATGAATTTAAGTTTATCTTCCAGTCTATCAACAAGTACGCAGTCATGGATGTTATACTCAATGAACTTTTGATAATTGTTTTTATAAAGATCAAGAAGATCACCGTACTCCGAATAATCAATCTTTTTCTCACCAAGTTCAACTTGAGCTATATAATCCAACTTATAGGATTCTTGGTTGCTGAACTTAAATTTCCGATACAGGTGGTAATAATCTAGAACGGAAATACCTTCGATAAGATAACTCTCGTTCTCCTGACCACGGAAATCAACACCACGTTTCCTGATATTACCAAATGGCGAAAGCTTACTAGCCATATCCATACCCAACCGATTAATGACGCGGTTAGTCAAGTATGGAATATCAAAGAATTCGATATTCCAGCCTGTAATGATATCAATGTCCATCGCGCGCCAAACGTCAACGAATTTCATCAACAGATTGTCTTCATCTAGACATTTAATGTATTTGATTTTAGGGTCATCAGTAACAAAATCACCGCATCCCAAAACAACTGAGTGTCCTTTGATGCGCATTGTTACCGCAGTTATCTCTTTATCGGCCAAAGCTATGTCTGGGAATCCCTCATCGGCAGCACATTCAATATCAATAGAAGCAACATTTACCTTCGATGGATCATAGTTAATCTCGCCTTTGTATCTATCATAGATATACATATACTGGAAATTGTTAAAACCATAAACCTCGCGATTTGATACATCTTTATATTGCTGCGAATATTCTTTAGCTTCTTTGATTGTATCAAAATCAAGTTTAGCTACCTTCGCGCCGCTCAGTGTCTTGTATGTACCAACATCACTCGGTACAAACATGTAAGGTTTATAGTTCTCCCAGAACTGTACTCGTTGGCCGTCTTTGTAGCCGCGGAAATATATTCTATTACCTCGTTGTGAGATATTAGTGTAGAAATTCATGGAATCTCCAATCATATTATAAATGTGTTATATTAACATAACCCTGACTTCAATTGAAGTCAACAGTTAAATTATCTTATCTCATCAATTGATTCAGTTTTGGGATTATCGACTACGATATATTCTGCTGTTTTATCCAGCATAGCATATGCACCGAGCATCCGGCGGATATCGTGCAGCTGCCTGATAACAGATTCGAGCGTTTGATGTACAGTCGCATCATTTTTATCATCGATCAAATCCATCAGTACTACATCTAGATTTGAATCTAGTGAATGATCAACGTGAAATTTGATAGGCGCGCCGCTCTTGTCGACCTCAGAGTTGATCTCTAGAGGCGGGAAGAGCATGTTTGTCACCAACTCTATCTTTTCTTCTGCGGTTGTTTTTGGTAGTTTTGGTTTTCTTCGGATCGTCCACGGTATAATGTTTTTTATCATTTTCTATATCTTTTTCTTCACTTGAAACATGTTGTTTTTCAATTTGACATTGACGCAATAATACCCTGAGGGATTTGATCTTATGTGCTATTTGATCGCATATGAACATAATTTATCTCTTGCCCATATTATATTTGGTTTCTAGGCTCCAAAGGTGTTTTTCTTTAAAGCTGATAACCTTGAATTGGGAGTAAATAGTGTCTTCGGAATCTACCTTTTCTTCTTCAACAATTTCTAACAAAAGCCAATCTCTCAACATTCTTGCAATTTTATTCCTACGGCATTTATCTTCTTCGGAGAAGCTAGTAGGTTTGCCGTCTAATGCAAACATTTCCTTAAAATGCACAATATAATATTTGCCTTTCTTATGCAAGATATGGCATGTTTGGAATATCTTCTTCTCCCTCTTAGAAGCGACACCTATTCTAGTTAATGTTTCTTTAATTTTCAAGAAGTCTTCACTTTTAATATAGACTTCCACGAGAGATTCAACAAGTTCATCCATTTATCCACCCTTTTCGATCCTTGTTTTTATTTGATCGAGCTGGTCATCGGATAGTATTGAGATAGCTGAAATTGCTTTTTGATAGCCATATCCATAATACTCCATAACCGCTCCAATATTACTATTTTGTTTCTTTTTGGACCATTTGGCGAAACGCTTTTTTGGTCGTATAGTATTTAGAAGATAGCGATATTGAAGCTTATTATCTAGGTTATGATGTACATTCATCTCCTGGGCGTAGAACAGGGTGTCGGTGTGGTATGAAAGGGATCTGTTTGTTAGAAATGAGCTATATGACTTCTCTGCACCTTCGTCTTCTTTCATTAAATCTTTTTTGTCGAATGTAATAGATTTTACAAAATCAAAAGGATTCATTAAGAATACTCCAGCTCGATCATCATCTCAGTCAAACAAGCCATCAAGTTGATTTCTTGATCAGCAGCAAACGCTGATTGGTATTGATATTTAGCAAGAATCAAAATCATATGTGCTTCAGACTCTTTGTTAGATAAGAACTCAGTACTTGTGTCATACAGTTTACGGAAAACATCAGATTGATCGTTGTCTAGATTCTCACCAACCCATTTACGAATACCGCTGAAGTTCTTTTCTTTCATCATAGTAATGAGGTCTTTAATGGAAACTTCACGCAGGTTGACAAGCATACCTGAATCAATTCTACCTGTCGCTGAGTATCTTTGTAATTCGTTAATAACACGCCGCCAATCAGGAAAGTGTTTATTGATTACTGTGGCTACTGTGGCTTGATCGAATTCAACACCTTCTGTTTGTAAAATACCAACAACTTTCTTAAAGAAAGATGAAGCAAGTTTGGCCATATCTGACTTAGAGATTTTAAAATCAACAACAGAACACCTTGAATGTAGGGGATCGATAATACGGTTGCTGTAGTTACAAGTAAGAATAAATCC